ACGTCGGCATAGTAGTCGGCCCGCGGGATCACTGTGTCCTCGAGGAGAAACTTTCGCCCCTCAGCAGCATTGGCGAAGGTCGCTCCCTGAATGTCGAGCAGGACCTTGGGCACACGCATGCCGACACAGATGTCGTTGCGAGCCTGCTCCCGGATCTCCACAAGAGCTTGCTTGCCCAGGTCGCCCGAGAGGAGCTGCGCCTTCATGCCCTTGTCGGCAAAGGCCACTTTGTGAGCATTGCGCGCCCCCTTGAACTTCTTGTTCCACCAGCCGATAATCTTGTTCATTTCCAATTCGGGGACGCTTTGCTCCGTGCTCAGGAGCAGCCCAGGCACAGCATCATTCTTGAAGAATGCCTCGACGTATTTGCTTGCCTCGTACTCCTGGGCAATGGCGCTTTTGATCACATCAATCACAGGCACGCCCGGGAGCAGATCATTGTCAGGATCATGCTCACGAAAGTAGACTACCTCGTCCCGCTTGAAGCGATTGACGATGGTGCCCTGGATCGTCTGGACGAACTCCTGAATACCGGTCCGGTCCGCCTTCACGCTCATCGTGGGGGAGCTCAACCGCCTAAGCTCAGTCCCGTCGATCAGCCAATAGCCAGCTCCGGTCATGAGCATGTCGATCTCCGAAGCGCCCATGACCTCGGCCCAGTTACTCTCCCGGCCGAAGTTGGTCAGCATCTCTTGCAGGGGATGATTCTCGACGATCTCGCCGTTGCGGACAATGCGCCAGGGCAACCGGGCTAGCTCGGTCGCCCGGATCTGCATAGCAGCATAGGCCCAGGCCGACTTGGCGTACTTGCCGCTGCTAAGGCGCTGACCAGTGGAGAGCTCGTAAGCACCCTCTCTCAGCCCGGCAGCGAATGGCCAGTCTGCAATTCGCATGGCGTTCCGGGGTGTCAGAAGCATGTCTCGCATAGCTACCCCAATGTGATGTGCCCCTGGGCATCCGCCCAGACAAGAAGCGCCCGAGAGATCACCGTGTCGTCGTGCGCCCCCTCGGCCGCCTGGTAGGTCGTCTGCCCAGTCCTGGATGAGGTCGTCGCCTCATAAGCTTCGAGCTCAAGTCGGGCAATCATGTCGTCCACAAATTGCCACTCATCCCGCTCCAGGGCCAACCTGAGCCCCTGGATGATCTGCCGCTTGCTTTGCAGCGTAGTGTCGAAGGGCATAACGGGCACGCCATCTGCTTGAAGCTGCTGGATGTTGGGCAAACCCATGCTGTTGGCCTCGGCCCACACGCTGCCCCCGATTCGCCGGTAGAGTTCCTTGATCCGCTGGAGTTGATCGGGATAGCTCATGCCCCGGAAGCGGATCAGCTCCAGCTCCTTGTGACACTGGAGACAACCCACTGAGATCGAGGTGTAATCCTGCACCTGCCCCCAGTCGATGGTCGTTCCCTTGGGATGATCGGCATGGCCGCCATTGGGCTTCCAGAAATGCGAGTCCTTCACCCGGAACACCTGCCCCTCGCCCTCGACGAACTCGCCCAGGATCTCCTGGCGGTAGTCCTCGGCCGTCATGTCCTGGGACAACTCGGCCAAGGCAGCCTGGCTCAGATGGGGGTTCTCGGTCGACGGGAAGGCAAACGACGCCCAGCGCCCATCGTCGTTGTTCTTGGCCTGGAGATCGAGCCGGTAAAAGTGATTGCGTTTGTTCGGCGTGCCCATGAACCAAGCATCGCCGTCGTTGTCCAGCGTCATCGGCGCGCCCACCTTCTCCCACACCTCGGGGTCCTGGAAGGCGTACTCGTCGAAGAGGATCAGATCGCCATAGTCGCCGCGCAGGTGGTCGGGCTTGAAGGCCGTACGAGCTGTGATCCGCCCGCCCGAGTGCTTGAAGTCGAGAAGCCTGCGCGTCTCGTTCTTGTCGATGAGTTTGGTCAGGAAGGCAGTGCTGAGCCAGTCGGTGCACTTGGTCCAGAAGGCATCGGTCTGCTCCACAATGGGGGCCGTATAAAGCACCCGCCGACCGGCGCCGGCAGCGATGATCGCCTTGCGGGCTGCCATCGTAGTCTTGCCCCCTCGCCTGCCCGCCCGGATGACGATACGCTTGGCTGTACATGCCTCGATCTCAGCCTGTCTCGCGTGCGGGTGGGGCAGCCGGATCACCAGACGCTTCGTCATCGGTGATCTCTAGCCCTCCAAGGGTCTGAATAATCTGCTTGTCCACGAACATGGCATAGCTCTTGCCCAGGAGTTCAAGCGCGCGCACCTTGTCCCTACCGCCTACCTCGCCTCTGGCAAGCTCAGCCAGGCGCATGAGCACCTCGTCGGCACTCATAGCCGAGGCGGTCAGATGGAGCTTGATCGCCTCGGCTACCTTCACGTTTCTTACAAGGTTGTGCCCAGTGACCGCAGCTGATCTTTCGCTGTAGCCGGCCGCAATCGCCGCCTGGGTGGCGTTGAAGCTCATCAGATAGGCGCTGATGAACTTCTTCCGCTTGGACTTCATTTCGGGGCCGCGAGAGCCTTGATTGCAGAATTCCCATTCGTCGGGAAATAGGCGCCCCAGGCCAGCCCGAGCAACGACCACATCGGGGCGTCGATCTCGTACTTCATAAAAACAGCAGCCACGACCGCAATCGTGACCACTACCGCAAGAACACCGCGAACGCCGACGTACTTGTAGAATGAGTCCATGTGCCCTCCGGCAATGACGATAGCACAGGAGGACGAGGCTGTCAAATCAGCTTGCGATTTCGAGGAGAACCTGCCCAGCGAACACCAGAGCGAAGATCCAGAAACCCCAGGCGAGATAGGTCATGGCAGCACCAGCTCCCATAGACGGATGCCGATGCCTGTCCAGATAATCCAGACTAGGCCGAATACTTTGAGCATAGGCCAAACAGCGAATAGCCGAAGGCGCTGTGTGACGAACTCGGGATCATAGATCATAGCCGCCTCCTGGGTTCAGCGAGTACTCCTTCGCCCCCCGCGTGCCCTTAACCACGATCAATTCGGCGTCCCGGACCATCATGTTGAGCACAGCGATCAGCCCTGCCTTGCGGCCGCCGATGGCCTTGTGGAGCTTCTGTGTGGAGGAAGGGCCCTCAGCATCGAGGATCAGGCGTATCTCTCGCCGGCGGTCTGCATCCTGGCGCTCGAATGCGTCGGCCGTGATCTTCTCCTGGGCAGAGCTAGTGCCAGGCAGATCGCCCATTGCCTTGAGAGCTAGGGAGTAAAAACGGCTTGCGAAAGGGAATTTGCTTTCGGGCATAGCGTCGAGCTGTTCGAAGATGCTGATCAGCTTCTCATCCGAGAGGCGGCCCCGAATGGCCTGGATCTGATCCTGGGGAAAGCCCAGCTCCATCATACGATTCTTGGGATTCATGCAGGCGTCTCTCGAACTAAGGCTAAGAAAGCAGCATAACGTTCTCGGCGATACTCCAATTCTATCTTGGCCTCAGCGTGTTTTAACTCAGCTCCTCGAAGCCTCTCCTCGCTCATAACAGTCATCGTCGCGTTCAGCAAAACACCTTCCTCTTGAACACGGCGCGTAGCTACATCCTTGCCGTCAATCTTGCCATTAGCGTAGGCTGCGCCCAAAATGACAGTCTTTGACTTTTCGACGTCGGATTTGGCATCAACGAGAGCAAAGGCCAAAATGCTCTCCTGCTGACGAGCTGTTCGCAAAAGCTCAATAGCCTCAAAGATTATATGCTCAGACATTGGGGGTCCTTCATGGATATGGGTTTCGGTTCGCAAGTTTCTCCAGCGCCGATTCCCGTTGGATCTAATCTCCAGATGTTCGCGCCAGCATCTAAGACAGTAGATATGATCGATGCGTACAACACGGTTCTCGCAGAGGGGCATCGCACACTTGGGTGTCCTCAACAAAGACCTACCCGTCCCCGTAAAATCCGGCTTGTCTTGCTAAGCTCGTGTCTTCCGACCCGTTCCCCGAAACCCCCGCAAAATCTCTCAAGGGGAACGGGGTCGTCAAGATGCCTTGCTTGCAAAGTTCGGTCCAACCATATGGCTCAAATCTCCGGAAGTCAATGGGCGCGGCCCCCCCTACGTTCAAAGACTACCCGAACGGGTAGGTCATTATGTAGACTTCCCCTCGACCTGTTGACATGTTCCGGGGTGGTGTTCCGAATGGGAACATGTCAGTCTTCGCTCGCCGCCGCGGGGCTCTCGGGCAAATGGTCCACCTCTGCCAGTGCAGTCTCAAGCTCTTGGAAGCACTCATCACACCACCAAGCGTGACTCGGATAGCTCGGCAGATTACCGTGCGGACATGCCGTGGCTGTCTTCCGAATTCCCGCCTTAGCAGACGTGTCGAAGATACTCTCCGCCGCGCGATAGACCCGCTCCAGCAGTTGGATGCGCTCTGCCTGGATAACGATGAAGCCCTCAAGATACTTTCGTTTCGCTTGAAGTCCTTCAATATCGCTCCGCAATGCCGCAGCGTCGGAACGCTCCTGGATCAGCATTGTTAGAATATCCCCCGGCGAGAAGTCGTCCGACGTTTTGGGGTCCCACCAAAAATGCCCGGTGATATCCCACTTCAGCCGCTCGAATTGTCCATCGTAGACGCTCTCCGTGCTCATCGGGCCTCCCTCAGATCGTCGTATTCGGCGAGCTGGCCGTCGATGGGGAGCGGCTGACTTTCGGGAATACGGATGCGCCGCCAGGACAGATCCACATCCCGGCTATGGCATCCCAGAAGAGCTCCCAGACCGTTTCCGTCTGCGCTGTACTGCCAGCCATCCCACACCTCGGCGCGCACAGTCGGTGTGCCATCCTTGTGGAATTGCCAGCCTGTCGGCAAGAGCGGAAGCCCGTGCCCATAGCTGGCAATTACAAGTCGCCAGTCGTCACACCAACCGGCCTTATCGGAGTAATACCGGTTCCACCGATACTGGCCCGTGTAGACATCCACGCTGCCAGCCCACAGCTTCATCCGGTAGAGCCAGGCGAGCGCGTTCTTGATCGCCGTCGAGAGCGGCAGAGCATGGGCGACTTCGAGATCGGCCCAGGGCGGCCGATCCGCCGGGGCGGGATTGAAGGGGCTGCGGTCGGCGAAGGTCGTCATCGCCTCGACTTGCCTCTCGAAATCGAGCTGGGGATAGTACACAGCATAGAAACTCCGCTTCAACCCCGCGGCGAAGGCAGCCAGCCAATTGGCCGAGAAAGCTAGGTCTCGCAGCGTTCCGACGCTTTTGCGGATCACCACCCCATCGACACCCTGCGCCTTCATCTTAGCGAAGTCGATGGGGTAGATTTTACTGTTCCCCGGCTTGCAGTTCTGGTTGACGCTGATGTCTGTCCAGAGCTCGAAGCGGGTATTCTTCATGCCAGCACCTCCCGAATGTCGATCCCGTGGATGGCCTTCAAGAGCTTCTTCTTGAGCCGATAGACAGGCGTCATTGTCGGCTTGCTCTTCACGTCCTCGACGATGGTCTGATCGCTCCGCAGGCTGTGATACTGAAAGTCGGGGAAGAAGTTGCAGATATGGACGCCGTTCACGTCCAAGCTGAACTTCACCTGCATCTGGAGCTCGGTGATCTCGCCGGCGACTTCCATGACCCTAAGCTCCTGATACCGCCGCGCCTCGGCCGCGCTATCGAAGGCGACGCCCAGCATGACTGTCTTGCGTGAGCCGTACTTAGTCTTTTTCTCCATGCTGATCTCCACAGATCCGGCCGGCCCGCCGCCTATGCCGCCGACCGCGGCAGCGCCCTCCTGGCATGTCGCGAACGGGCCAGCCGGTTGAACCTAGAACGGGAAGTCGTCCTCTTCAGGCGGGGCCTCGGGAGGAGGCAGGGGAGCCTGGGTCTGCGCTTTCGTCGCACGCCCGATGGCTTGGATCTTGTTATACTCTGTGCCATCGTCGTCCTTCTCCACGATCAAGGCCAGACGACAGTTCCGACCCTCGATCTGAGAAGCATCGAAGTCAGTCTTAGCAGGATGGCCGAGAGAGGTCGCCCACTTGTAAGCCTTCGAGCGGTTGGAGTAGGTCTGCGAGCTGATGGCCGTGATCTCAGCACCGTTGTACTGCGGCTCGGTCAGAGCGAAGGTCCACTTCCATACCGGGCCGAACTCGCCCGGTTCGCCTTCGTCAACGCTCACCAGCTTGGCCTTGTATTCGCCCATCGGGTACACAGTTTGTTCTCGATACTTGCTTCGGACGCTCATTTCATTCTCCTTGTGTGTGGGTTTTCGCTTGGGGTTGGCTTGTGTCAAATCGTGGGCATGTGTTTCTCCTGGTTCAGCTGGCGTAGGACGATCAGAGCGCCGTCCCAGTTGCGGGCCTCGATCAGCATGTCGGCGGCCTGGCGGGTCAGATGCCCATACAAGACCTCGACCGTCAGGGCATCCACGATCTTCTGCTGCCCGACCTGCGTCACC